ACAATTTTATTATATACTTGGTAACTAAGAGTTTCAAGATATGCTTTAATTTCTGGAGTTGCTTCAGCACCAGTCTTTAAAGCAAACTTAAAGAATGGGGTATCATTCAAGGGCATTAGTGCAGATAACATTCTGCTTGCCATTGCTGTAACACCTCTACTGGCTATAGATGAGTATGGTTGTGGTAGCGCAGTATCTTCTGTCCAACCTCTTGGTGGCAGAACAGAAGGAATGGTTAGACTCGCACACTTACGAGCAAGGTCGATTCGGTACTGTCTACGCCCATCTAGTGTTCTAAACCGTTCCGCTAAAGTTTGTTCTGCCATGTGTTACCTCACTTTGGTCTTTCAGTAGTTCCAGACATTCCTTTTAATAAGGATTGTGCAAGATCTGCTCCTAGCATTTGACCGCTAGCTTTTTTAGTTTGTTCTTGTTGTCCCATAGCTTGTACTTCTTCTGCGATCTGGGCTTCTGCATCTTGTTGAGCAGCAATCTTTTGTTGTTCAGCTAATTTTTGCGCTTCTAAAAGATCTTTTTCAGCCTTAATTCTGTTTTGTTCGTATTCAGCTAATTTGGCTTCTCGTTTTGCTTCTGCTTCGTCAGCATAAACTCTTTGTTCATCTAGTAATTTTTGATATTCAGCTTGTGACATGCCGCCTGAAATTGTTGGTGCTCCACCCATTTTTAATCTCCTTAATATGGTCGTGCTTCAAATTTAGGAGTTGGTTTTACACCTTGAGTAAATGTACCAACCCGTTGTACTCTTGCTAATGCTTGTTGTCTAGATTCTCCACTACTAACATCCATTACTTTTCGTTGTTCGGCAGGAATTCTAGCTTGTGTTCCAAATGATTTATCTAATGCTTCTAAAGTAGATAATGTTGCTTGTTGTGTTTGTTTAATTGACGCTGCTGTATTAGTTGCAGTTTGTAATATTTTTGGAATTTCAGCAGTCATGCTAGTTGCTGTTGATGTTATTAAATCATTGTATGACTTAATCCAATCCTTATTAAACTTAGAAGGATCTGCTTTAAACTTGTTTATATAAGTATCTCTTAAACTAGTATATTTAGTAATATCTCCAGATAGTTGCTGCCACGCAGTCCAGTCAGCCGTTGCTAATTGTTCTTTAGAAACATTTGCAAAATCCTTACCAAAATATTTTTCTTGTTCCGCCATAAGATTACTTAGAACAGTTTGTTGTGGAGCAATAAAATCTTTATTAATAACTCTTAAATTATTCCAATCCCTAGTAAGTGTATTTCTTTCTTGAATAGATTCTGGGTTAGCTAGTTTTAATTCATTTAATTGAGTTCGTAACTTTGCTGCTGCGTTAAGATCGCCAGCTGTTGGAGGAACATAATACATATAACCACGCCTACCTACACCAGCTAATGTACCAGCTGTAAGCCTTTTAATTTCTTTTTCTAAAGAATTCATTATACCCCAATCTCTGGTTTTTGCTTCTTCTCCTTGAAGCATTGTACCAGTTGCATTTAATGCATCCCCTAAAGCAGATACTGATGTTTCTGTTTTAAGTTTAGATAAGTAAGTTAATGGTTCTTTTAGTTTTTCTTCTGCTGTTGTTGTTGCTAGTGGGTTATATTCTTTAGCAACTTTATAGATATCACTAATACCAGTAGAGGTTACTGGTCTATTTTGAGTTGTTTGTTCAAGATAGGAAGTTTGTCTAGGTCTTATTGCGGTTGGGATAATATTATCTTGTTTTCTTAAATTAACCATACCAGCGGCTTTTCTTTGTGCCGCAGCTAATTGTTGAGTTCTTGTTATTTCAGATGCTCGTATTGTATTAGCTTGTTCTAGTAAATTAGTTAAATATGAAATACCTTGCATATTAGACATTTAGCCTCTCCTTCCTTTGTTTTTCAAATATAATTTTTAACTTAGTAACAACATCTACTTGACCAGCAGCAAAAGCAGCTTCTCTGGTAAAATCATCAGAGCTTAAAGATGGATCGTATGGTAGATGATTGTACAGTTTCTCCAGAAACTTTATCAGATCCTCTTCTATTTTCGGATAATTCATTATATTTACTTTCTAGTTCATCAATTTTTTCCATTAATGCTTTTACAACAAGAACTAATTCTGCTGTATTTAATGTTGAACCTAATTTTAATCTAGTTGATAATTGTTCTTTTGAATACATTTGTTTACCTCAAGAAAGATCTACAATTTCGCAAGCCCCGGCTGTACAAGCCATAGCATGTGATGCTTTTGTTGAATCTTCTTTTTCATAGTTTTGTAATAATGACCAGTCAACTTCAATTTTTGGAGTCATGTTATAAGTTCTTGCATCAATTTCTTCAAATGGTGCTTGAGCATAAACATGATCTGATTTAGGTAGGAAAGAAATACCAGAAATTTCATTAAAGTTTTCGTATACCCATTGACCAATTGATAAGAACTCATCATCACCGTATGATACAGTAATAGATGGCTTATGATGGCAATAGGATTGCTGATATGTATTCCATAGTTCTAGATGATCTAGAGCCTTTAGATTCTTTTGGGTAATAGAATCTGCTGGTGCTTTCTGGGCAAATGTAAAGATTGTTGTAGAGTCTGGGTTTACAACACAATCTTCTGATTGAACACCAGAATCCTTTAGGAATGCACACATTGGATCTTTCTTATCCATACGAACTCTTCGATAATAGAACTGAGCATATCTTGGATGAAGTCCGCTGGCTGAATCAGCAAGACAACTAGTAGTTCCTTCTGGCTTAATGCAAGTAATTGACTTACTTGGGTTAATACCAAGCTTTTCAGACCACTCTAGATTAATTTTTGTTGAGTGTTCTCTAAATGATTCAAGAGCATGAGCTAATTTACCCATTCCCTTGGAGCCATTCATAAGGGCGTTATCAAAGATACCAGTCATTGAAACTCCAAGTAGTCTTTCTTCTTCACAATTCTTTTGCCAATCGCTAGAAAGATATGGGAAGTTTGTAAACATACTTTGAACTGTACCAATAATGGTAGCTATTTCAATTTTCTTTTTAATAGAAACAACTGTATCTTCTGGTTTAAGTACAATAGTACTTAGGTTACAGAATTGATTTGGTCGTAGAATAATTTCTGAGCATGGGTTAGTACCATACTCAACATTTTCATTTCGACCTGCCTTAACTGCAATAGCTCTCATAGCTTGTCTATTACAAATACCACGCTCACCTGAGTGACTATTATACAACTCAGTCCACTCTTCTAGGAATTGACCTAGTGATGGACGGCTGTAATAGATGGCTGAGTTATTTGCTAGTGCTCGGTGTCCACTAGATGCCCACCAAGATCCGCTCTTACACTTAGCCATCTCTCTGTCGGATAGATCTGACAATGAGATCATGGCTGATCTACGAACACCACCTACAATTACTGACTGTGCAATCTTGCAGCAAATGTCGTGGCACTCTAGTGCTGTAAGAGATCTGCCTTGAGCGGTATAGAATGTTTGTGTAATAAATCTAAAGACTTCTTCAAGAGGACCGGGGCCGCTAGCACGACCACCAAATGTTTTTAACTTAGCACCAGATGGTCTTACCTTACTGGTGTCCCACTTTGGGTGAATACCTTCATAAAGATTAGATATCAGATTAAACAGTGCGTTGCACCATCCTTCTCTTGAATCGCCTACTTCAACAATCTTATTAAAATTCTTTTCAATTTTTGCTGGTACTTGTCCTAGTTTGCTAGTACATCGTTGTTCTACAGAGTAGCCAACGCCAGTACCACACATAAGAATGTACATAAGATTACTGAATGATTTAATTGAGTCTATTTCTAGATATGAACAATTATACAATGCTGTATGATCTTTATCAAGGGCTGGTCCTGCGGTCATTAGACCACGCATACTTGGAAGTACTTCTAGATTTAGAATAGCTTCTTTAATATCTGGCCGTTCTAGAAGGACAGATGCCTTGCTAGAAAAGTAGTTCCACCAACGGTCTACAGTTTCTTCCCAAGTTTCTCTTCGACCCTCTGACTCAATCCAACGGCTGTAACGACTTAGTGCAATAAAGTTTTGAAATGTGTTCATTATTTAGTTCCTGTTGAGCCAAAACCACCATCATTTCTGGTAGTTTCAGTTAGTGTTTTTGTTCTAATTAATTCTGGTGTAAAACAATCAATTAATAGTAACTGAGCTATTCTATCTTCGTTATTAATAGTATATCTTTTAGAAGCTGAATAGTTTCTAAGAGGAACTTTAATTTCTCCTCTGTAGTCAGAATCAATTAGACCAACACCATTAGCTAAACCAAGCGGAGAATTAAGAGAAAGGCTAGATCTAATTAAAAGAAGGCCGCACTTTCCCTTTGGTATTTCAATATGAAATCCAGTTGGAACCAACATTGTTTCTCCAGCTTTAAACAAAATAGATGCTGTGGTTAGTTTTGCAACTAAATCATATGCCGCAGCACCATCTGTTTTTCGTTCTGGAATATATGGACACTTAATATTTACTTTTGGTATTTGTTTTTCTTTCTTAAAAAAAGAAAAGTAATATGTTTGGTGATTATAATTATCTGATATCTTTTTTGGTTTTTTCTTAAATAACTTTTTAAACCATGTCTTTAAATTATATGGCAAATAAATAGTATACATTAGTAAATACCTCATCATTTCTTACCTCTTTCTGAAAATATCTTTTAGCTCCAACAATTGGGAGTCCAAAGAATTATCTCTTTATCCACATCTTTTGTGGTAATTTTATTGACTGATAGTTCACCATAACGCAAAATTCTTACGCATCTAGCCATAGCTATGCAATAATCATAACTATATCTATTTTTATTTCTATCTAAGGCTTGCTCATAAGTTGCTAAAACCGCTGCTGTTCTATTAGAAATAGGAACACTATCTATTATCTTAGATGCTTTGGCTGGCCCCATCTTCCAAATACCCGGAATATTGTCAGTAGTGTCGCCTGTTAGCCATTGTAGGTGGAAGTTTCTATCGGCTTCTTCCTCAGACACTAGGACAGGCTCTGCTTCCTTGTCTGGGTTCCAATGCCATCCCGGCACACTACGGAGATCCTTGTCGATTGTGACGGCTATACAGCCCCTAGATGGGCTAGAGGCAGCAATGCCCATAAAGTCATCAGCCTCAATTTGATTACCTACTACAAATTTATTACATATATTTTTAACAATTTGTTCTACTTCTAATCTACAATCAGGAGCATGGCTTCCTGTATCTCTATGTGCTTTATAAAGTTCCCATATCTTTCGCCTAAAGTTTTTAGATCTTGGACATGAAAAGGCTAGAAGAACTTCGGTTACATTTGGCGGGGTCCAAGAAGATATAGCATGTTCTGCCCATAGTTCAATATCCTCTAGACCCTCAGCCTCTGCCCTAAAGGCTAATCTATAAGCTATAATATCGCCATCCAAGATTGCTTTCATTGTTTACCTTCTTCTTCATCTAAAGCTTTATCAAGCAAATCCATTAATTCTTGGATTACTTTGTCTTGATTAGGCTCTCTTCCTTCTCTGTTTGCTTTGCATAATTCGCAATCACAAGCGGCTCTACTTGTATCCGCAATAAGATTTAACCAAGTAGGAATATTCTTTAAACAATGCTTTTTAAACACATCTAAAGTGCTATCGTTTGTGAGTTTATATTGAAATACATCATTATAATCTTTATGATTATCTTCAATACTGTTTGCCATTTCTTCGCTTGGGTGATTACGCCACTCAGCCTGATCTTCAATAAGCTTTCTCTTGCCTTGTCTAATAAAGATTGTTGTAGCACCATATTCTCTAGCCTTAGCTACTTCGTTCATATAGCGACAATCATCTACAATAACAACTCTTTCTTTCCAAAGATCATCAACCTCTAGCAGAGTTTGTTCTTCTTTTTTAATTGCTTCTACAGCAGCAGTCCATTCATTTACCCAATGATCTGGATTTTTGATTCGCATAGATTCGCCTAATGTCTGGCAAAACTTTCTATACTCTTCTGGATTCTTATCCTTAGTTAGTCCTTTACTTTCAGCGGCTTTCTTAAGACCATAAGCAAATGGAACCATCTTAGGAGTAAGGTTATTATTTAGACAATACTCAGCAATAATATTTGCCATTGTAGTCTTACCAACTCTTGCCTTACCGCCAATCATTACTATGATCATGTTGTACCTCCTCTAGTAAAAGACTAGGAATGTTTCTGTTTTGTAGTTTGTAACCAAGATTACTATTTAACCAATCAACCGCTAGTGTACCACAGTGGTATGGTCTATACTTAATAAATCTACCAAAGAAAAACCAAAAGATTAACTTATACCAAGTACTTACTTTATGTGTTTCTGTTACTTTTTTAACTTCTTCAATACAAGTATCATAACTTCCCATGTACTTTTTGTAGATTAAAACTGCTCCTTTTTTCTCAAGGATATATGTAGTAAGTAATCTACATCTTTCACCGTCTAAAACCATAGGAGTTAAACTAGCAAATGGTAAATCAAATATTAAAGCAACATGAGTTACTTTAGATCTTGTTAATAGTTTTATTAAAGTACTTCTAAACCAGCCTAAACCAGTAGTGTTATCATAAAACGCTAAATATATATCTGCTTTCATTAATGTGTTTCACTTCAGTTAGAGCCAATAGAATAGTTTGCATCAATCCGTATCTTAAGGCCCAACTTTTCGCCAGCCTCTGTGGCAGCTAGAGTTACAACCTTACCTACTTCATCAGCAATAGTCTTACTACATGAATATTGTAGTTCGTCGTGAACATAAGCAACTTGATAAACTTGATTACCAAACTTTTTCTTTAAATTAACATAGGCAATGCACATCCATAGTTTACTGACGATAGCACCTGAACCCTGTAGAAGTGTGTTTAGTGCAGCGTGTTCTGATCTTACTGGAACAGTACGACCATCTGGTAACTGTACACCCTTAGTCTTTGCTACAGAAAACTTTACTTCTTGTTGTACCTTGTCAAGAGCAGGAATTTCTTTTTGGAATTTAGATCTAATCTGACTACCAGCGTTTCTATTACCACCAATAATCTTTCCTAGCTTTTCATCTCCAGCCCCATAGCAATAGGCATAGATAAAGGTCTTGGCAGCATCTCTGTTAGGAAGTCCTGCTGCTTTTTGATTATAGGTATGAATATCATCGTTTAAGATTTTATCACCATACTTACCGTTGTCATACTTTGCCATGAAATGAGATAGCATTCTTAATTCAAGACCTTGCAAGTCAGCCCCAACTAGAACATGATCCTCTTGGACTGGGCAGAATAAAGCCCTAGCACGGGGATCTTTGCTAACCTGTGCCATGTTAGGTTGGCTATGTGTGCAACGCCCTGTGGCGGCTCCTTGTGCGTTTACAAGCCCGTGAATCCGCCCATCCCTAGAGTGGTGAGATCGTGTGTTCCAATCTTCTACTTGACCCATTAATTTAATACAATCAAAGTATTGAACTAGTTTCTTTGCTTCAGGAAAGTCAAGCTTTGACAAAACTGCTTCATCAACCTTTGGATTTCCTTTGTCTGTGAGGGGTGCTTCCCATCCATACTTTTCAAATAATCT